CTGGTTGTCCTATGTTTGTTCCTACTAAAAAGATTGCTTTATCTGTTTATGAAAATCACCCAGCTGATAGCAGAGTGCAAGAAATGGGTGAAGTTTGCTCAACCGTTACATCTAGATGGGGAACTGGGGGCGGTAATATTCCATTTACAACTGCATATTCCATAAGAGAAGATGCTCAAGCAAACACTTTTAGCGCAACTGAATTGGAAGTTGCAACTGCATTAAAAGCCTTACAACCAAGTGTGCAATCTCATCATGCCCAAACTTTTATTACTCAATCTATGGGAACAGATTTATATAACGGGGCAATTACAGGTGAAGTAGCCGCAACAATGACAAAAAGCATGAGTGGAACAGGAACTGGGCCTACTGCAATGCAAGCAATGGCAGTCAGAAGATTATTGCCAAGAGAATGTGAACGATTACAGGGCTTCCCTGATGACTACACCGATATAAAGCCAAATGGAAAACAAACCTCAGATGGCCCAAGATATAAGGCTTTGGGTAATTCAATGGCTGTGCCTGTTATGGCATGGATAGGCAAAAGAATCCAAGAGGTAGACAACTTATGACAAAGACCCAAGCCCATGCCATCCTTGACCGAATCAAAAGCGGAGACCTCGTGTCCTTGGCTGAAACAAATACAGCCTTGGAACGGACAGGGGACTTATGTCGAGCATCTAGCGAACCATTACGCTTTGATGGCTATGAACAAAGGAACAATCGACCATGCCAAGCACATGACCAAACTGCTGAAGTTGGATTTTCCTACTCTGCCTACCTTGATTGTCCAACGACTGAAAGAACTGCGTGACACTAATCGTAACTTTTGAGGTCGAAGGTGACCCAGTACCCAAAGGCAGACCAAGGTTTGCCCGTAGGGGGCAGTTTGTCCAAACCTATACAGATGCCAAAACAATTGATTACGAAACCCAAGTAGCCATGAAAGCCCGTCAAGCAATAGGCGCATCAGAGCCACTACAAGGGGCTTTAACTGTGTTTTTATACCTTAGATATGCCATACCCGCGTCATACACGAAAAAGCGCAAGGAAGCCTGTTTACGGGGCGTGGAATATCCCAAACGCATAGATTTAGATAATGTTTACAAAAGCATTACAGACGCAATGAACGGGATTGTTTACACAGATGACAGCCAGATCGTAGAGGCGCACATCACCAAGGTCTATGCTGAGACTGCTGGCGCGAATATCATGGTGCAAGAATGCAAGTAGAGTTAACCAAGGATAACGCGACCGCGGTGATGGGAAACCTTTGGCCAAAAGTCAAAGAAGCCCTAGCATCTGGCAAGCAATTGACCTTGGAAATCAAGAACGCCAGTCGGTCATGCCCACAGAACTCCAAGTATCACGCCATGATTGAGGAGATAGCCCAACAAGCCTCGCACTTGGGCGCAAAATGGGACGCAGAGGATTGGAAGCGAATGCTAGTTTGGCAGTTTTGCAAAGACCAAAAACTTAACGAGGGCAAGATTGTGCCAAGCCTAGATGGGACGGGCATTGTGCAGCTTGGTCAACAAACCCGTAAATTCACTAAAGAGCAAGCCTCGGAGTTTGTGGAGTGGCTTCACGCATGGGGTGCAGAACACGGGGTGACCTTTGAACAATAAACCTACCCTAGCAGAGCGCAAGCACTTAGCCCAGATCAAGGAAATGAACTGTGGGGTCTGTGACGCGAGTGGCCCAAGTGACGCACACCACATCGTCCAACATGAGCAGTACCTTTGCATTCCCTTATGTAAAGACTGCCACCAAGGGGCATTTAACGGGATACACGGACAACAAAGAATCTGGAAGGTTTATAAAACAAATGAGATGAGTGTATTGAACGAAACGATAAGAACCTTGCTAAAATAAAGATGAGCAGTTGCCTTTGGGGGGTGCTCTCCCCCACCTTTTTAGGATATATATGGCTTACGAAAACCAAAAAGATGTTGCAGACTTCATAAGCACATTACTCCACTCGGGAACTGTTACCCACTTCATGCACCTCTCAACCGACTTATTTGCCGTACACATGGCATTGGGTGGGTATTACACAGAGATCATTGAACTAACAGATTCGTTTGCAGAAGCCTACTCAGGGTGCTACGAAAAGATTAAAAACTTTCCAGAGAACTTTCACAACGCTAAAGAGCCTGTGAAGTATTTGGAAAGCATTTCCGAGTATGTCAAGAAGAATCGTAAGGCGATGCCAGACGAGAGCCAATTGCAAAACATCATTGACGAGATAGCAGCTTTAATTGATTCAACTTTGTATAAACTGACACTCAAATGATCAGAATCTTTGCAGGCTACGACCCTCGGGAGGCTATTGGGTATCATGTTTTTACCCAATCCTTGATTGAGCGCACCTCAGAAGCGGTGGCAATCACGCCTTTTTTTGGCAAGCAAAGAGACGGGTCAAACACCTTTATCTACCAAAGATTCTTAGTGCCGTTCTTTACGGGGTTTAGAGGTAGAGCGATATTTATGGATGCAAGCGATATGCTGATGCTTGCCGATATAGCCGAACTGGACAAGTTATTTGACCCCACCAAGGCGGTACAAGTAGTTAAGCACAATTACTTTACCAAGCACAAAAGGAAATACATCGGCACAGCGATGGAGACCAAGAACGAGAACTATCCGAGAAAGAACTGGTCGAGCCTGATACTGTGGAACTGTGAGCATCCAGATAACAGAGTTCTGGACATGGACTTTGTGGATGACCATACAGGAAGTGAATTGCACAGATTCGAGTGGCTAAAAGACGATCAGATTGGTGAGTTACCCGAGGAATGGAATGTTTTGGTGGGTGAAGATGAACACAACGCCAAGATAGCGCATTACACTCTTGGAATACCAGAGTTTGAGCATTACAAGAATTGCGCGTATTCTCAGGAATGGCACAAAACCAAGTCAAGGATGCTTAACGGGCTGATAAACATGAAGGAAAACGCTCATGCCTGATTACGCGGTTAAGAAATGAAAATAACAGTTAAAAAGGTAGATTCCTTAATACCTTATGTAAAGAACAGCCGAACCCACTCCCCTGATCAGGTGGCACAGATAGCGGCAAGCATTAAGGAATTCGGCTGGACTAACCCAATACTGGTAGACGGGGATAACGGCATCATTGCAGGGCATGGCAGGCTATTAGCCGCCCGTAAGTTAGGGCATAAAGAAGTTCCCACCATAGAACTGAAAGACCTAACCGAAACCCAAAAGAAGGCATACATCATTGCAGACAACCGCCTGGCGCTAAATGCGGGGTGGGACAACGAGATGCTGACCATAGAGTTAAACGACCTATTGGCAGACGGCTTTGCGTTGGACATATTGGGCTTTGACCCAAAAGAGATAGCCGCCTTGCTAGAGCCAGAAGTAGTGGAAGGGCTGACCGATGAGGATGCCGTTCCTGATGTTCCAGAAGAACCCAAGACCAGATTGGGTGACATTTACCAGTTGGGCAACCATCGGCTAATGTGTGGAGACAGCACTAGCATTGACGCTGTGGATAAGTTAATGCCAAATGAATTGGCAGACTTGGTATTTACTGACCCTCCATACAATGTTGCATATAGTGGGCGTGGAGAAAATAACCTTGGCACTATTAAAAACGATGACATGACGGATGACCAATTTGAGGACTTTTGTCGTGGTTTCTTTGGGTGCTATTTTGCAAAAATGAAGTCTTTGGCTTGCATTTATGTATGCCACCCTGATAGCCAATCAGCCCCAAAATTAGCATTTGAGAAAACATTTGCCGAGCAATTTAAGAAATCTAGCACCCTGATATGGATGAAACAGTCTGCTGGCATGGGTTGGCAAGATTACAGGGCGCAACACGAACCAATCCTTTATGGATGGAAGCCAGGCACAGGCAAGCACTTTTATTGCGGGGACAGGGCAAAAACAACTATTTGGAAAATTGGTAGGGATGCTCAATCCAAATATGTCCACCCAACCCAAAAACCCGTGGCATTGCCAGAGGAAGCCATAAATAACAGTAGTAAAGGGCAAGACATAGTTTTGGACTTGTTTGGTGGTAGCGGTAGCACATTGATTGCTTGCGAAAAAACAAACCGCCATGCCAGGCTAATGGAGTTAGACCCAAAATACTGCGATGTAATAGTAAAGCGATGGGAAGACTTCACAGGAAAGAAAGCCACCTTATTGACAGTAGCAGCCGAAACTGTTTAAATTCAACCGAGTTCCCCTGTATAAAAGATGCCAATAATTCCTCAAAAGGCTCATAAGCCAACTAACGAATCAAGAAAAACTGTTGAAAGCACAAGCGGTTTGGGATTACCGCATGAGCAAATAGCCTTGTTGGTAGGCATAGATGACAAAACATTGCGTAAGTATTACCGCGAGGAATTGGACTTAGGTAAAGCCAAAGCCAACGGACAAATAGCCAAGACGCTGTATTCAAAGGCAGTAGGCGGTGACACCACTAGCCTTATATGGTGGACAAAGACACAGATGAAATGGGCAGAAACCCAAAAGCACGAACTAACGGGCGCAGAGGGTGGGGACTTGGTAATTAAATGGGCATCAGAGAAATAATTATCCCCTATGCGCCTAGAAAGGCGTTCATGCCCTTTCACCAAAGGACGGAGAGATGGTCTTGTTTGGTAGCACACCGCAGAGCAGGGAAAACAGTCGCAGCTATCAATGACCTGATACGCAGAGCACTAACCGAGGGTGGGGTGAGAGCACAGTATGCCTATATCGCCCCATTTAGAAGTCAAGCCAAGTCTGTGGCGTGGGATTACCTAAAGTTCTATGCCCAACCCGTAAGTAAGAGCACCAATGAAAGCGACCTGACAGTCGAACTGGTCAACGGGGCAAAGATAAGGCTATTTGGCTCAGACAACGCAGATGCCATGCGTGGACTAGGATTTAACGGGGTATACCTAGACGAGTATGGAGACTTCAAACCTAGTGTGTGGGGTAATGTCATAAGACCCACTTTGTCTAGCACCTTGGGCTGGGCGGTCTTTGGCGGTACACCAAAGGGAAAGAATCAGTTTCACGACATTTACAGGGTTAGTCAGGCTACCCCAGATTGGTTCTTGCTACGCCTACCAGCCACAGTCTCAAAGATATTGCCTGCCTCGGAACTGAGGGCTGCCAAAGACCAATTGAGTCAAGACCAGTACGACCAAGAGTATGAGTGCTCGTTTGAGGCAGCTATCCTCGGGGCGTTCTACGGGGTGGAGATGCGCCAACTAGACGCAGATGGCAGAATCCAAGACCTCAAGTTTGACCCAGATGCGCCTGTTTTCACAGCGTGGGACTTAGGCTATCGAGATGACACCGCGATCTGGTGGTATCAGGTAGTAAGGGGTGAGATTCATGTAATGGACTACTACGCAGTCTCAGGCGCATCCATCGAGGAAATAGCGAATGTTGTGAATAGCAAGGGCTATCGGTACACCAAGCACTATCTACCCCATGACGCTAGAGCCAAGACCCTTGCATCTGGGGGTAAGTCTATTGTTGAACAACTAGCCAACCACCTTGGTGGGATGGGCAAACTAGCGATAGTGCCAGAAATAGGTGTTCAAGACGGGATACAGGCGGTGAGGATGATTCTGCCCAAGTGCTACTTTGACCCGATCTGTGATGAGGGGTTAGAGGCACTCAGACAGTACCAAAGAGAATATGATGAGGACAAGAAAACTTTTCGTCAAACTCCAAGGCATGATTGGTGTTCACACCCCGCAGATGCGTTTAGAATGCTTGCAGTCGCGTATCGTCAAGACAAGTCAAACGAACCCCAACCCAAAGGGAAGACTTTACAGACGATTACGCTAGACGAATTGTGGGATTTTGAAACTACACATAAAGAGGAACGCATATGAGCCAACCAGTAGCAGAAGTAGGTGGATACAAGAACATCACAGCAACGGGGGCGGTCTCGACAGGGGCTTGTCAACTTATTGGGTTTTATGTGAACAGCACCACAGTCGGAACGCTTGTCCTTAAAGATGGTGGCTCGGGCGGTACAGCAATGTCAGGCACGATCACACCAGCCATAGGATTTCACCGATTCCCTGCCAATGTAGGAACAAGCCTCTACGCCACTATTGGCGGTAGCGCATTGGATGTGACATTCTTCTACGCGGCTTAATATGTACGAAAACGCCTACGATGATGGGGCTTATGAGGAAGATCAAGGCCCGTTCTGGCACGACCAACTAGACAAAGCCACCAAAGTCTTTGACAAGTGGGAAAAGCGCGGTAAGAAGGTAGTAAGACGCTACCGAGACGAGCGTGATGCCATCGAGATGCCAAGGATGAAGTTCAACATCCTGTGGTCGAACATCTCTGTTTTATTCCCTGCACTCTACGGACGCATGGCAAAGCCAGAGGTCTCCCGTAGATATAGCGACCAAGACCCCGTAGGAAGATTAGCCTCTACGATGTTAGAGCGCGTAATCGAGTATGAGGTAACCCAGTTTGGTGACTTTGACTCTGCTATGCAAGGCGTTGTGCAAGACCGCCTATTGCCTGGTCGCGGTACAGCGTGGGTGCGTTACGAGCCAATCATTGTTAACGAGCAGCCCGAACTAACGGGAATGCCAGAACTTAACCCAGACGAAGGCGTAGAGATCACCAACACAGAGGAAATTGAGCGCGTTGACTCAGCGCACAGCCCTGTGGATTATGTCTATTGGACAGACTTTCTCCATTCACCAGCCCGAACATGGGATGAGGTGTGGTGGGTAAGCCGTTGGGTCTACATGACACCCGAAGAGGGCATCGAGCGTTTTGGTGATGTGTTCAAGAATGTCCCATTACAAGACCAGAATGACGATATAGACTCCAAAAACCCAATGACCGCGAAAGCGACCTACGGGAAGAAGGCTAAAGTCGCTGAGATATGGAACAAACGCACAAAGAAGGTTTGTTGGGTTGCCAAGGGTTACCCCCAAGCACTTGACGAGCGCGATGACCCT